TCACCGAAGGCGAATTCGATGCTCTAGCGGTCTTCCAAGCTACCGGCAGCAAATGGCCCTGCGTCAGCATCCGCAACGGTGCTACAGGGGCTTTGAAGGACTGCCGCGCAGCATACGAATGGCTCAATAGCTTCGAGAACATCGTCGTCTGTTTCGACAACGACGAGCCGGGAAAGAAGGCGGCGAAGGAAGTTGCCGAACTCTTCGGCAGCAAGGCGAAGGTGTACAAGCATGACGTCGACATGAAGGACGCATGCGACTACGTTGTCGCAAATAAAGAAGCCATCTTCGTGCAGCGGTGGTGGAGTGCTGAAGCTTACATCCCCGACGGCATTGTCGCCGGTAATAACTTGTGGGACTTGGTGTCGACCCCTCCTGCGCCTGCACAGTGCATGTATCCGTGGGATGGATTGAACAAGATTACCTACGGTATTCGTCTCGGTGAACTTGTTACGATCACTGCGGGTAGCGGCATGGGAAAGTCTCAAATCCTGCGCGAAATCGTATGGAGTATTCTTCAGAATACCAACGACAATATCGGCTTGATGTTTATGGAAGAGGGCATTCGTAAGACCGGACTGTCGATGATGTCTCTCGCGGCAAATAAGCCGTTGCATCTGCCAGACACCGAATCAAGCGACGAGGAACGAAAGGATGCATTTGAGCGCACACTCGGCACGGGTCGGCTTTATCTCTTCAATCATTTTGGGTCGAATAGTATCGAGACGATTATCAATCGTATTCGTTACATGGGCAAAGCGCTTGGTTGTAAATATATCTTTCTTGACCACTTAAGTCTGATCGTTTCATCACAGGAGAATGGGGACGAGCGTAAGGCACTGGACGAGTTGATGACAAAACTTCGAACTGCGGTACAGGAACTTGACATTGCATTGTTCGCCGTATCGCATTTGAAGCGACCGGATGGTCGCGGTCACGAGGACGGCGCTGCCACTTCGTTGTCGCAACTTCGCGGCAGTGGTGCCATCGCACAACTTAGCGACATGGTGATTGGTGCAGAGCGTAACGGACAGGCGGAAGATATCACTGAGCGCAACACTACTCGCTTGCGTGTTTTGAAATCGCGCTATAGTGGCGAAACCGGCCCCGCTTGCTCTTTGCTTTACACCAAGCAGACCGGGAGAATGTTAGAAGTCGAAGACAGGCCGCCCGATGACGACGAGGACGATGTACTTTGATCACGCCCTGCATCAGAGTGTGTCGCTTGCACAACGGCATCTGTACCGGGTGTAAGCGCACCGTTGACGAAATCGTGCAGTGGACTAGAATGACTGATCTTCAACGACAAAACATCATGGAGCAACTAAATGGCAGAACTATTGATGAGCATCGTCAACTTCCTTCTCAACCTCTTTGATATCTTTCGCAGCATCTGATGGACTACATCTATGACATCGAAACCTATCCAAACTGCTTCAGCTTTGTTGCGCTCGCCGCTGACAAATCTGAGTTTGTACAGTTTGAATGCTCGCAACGAAAGAATCAAGCTGCGGATCTTTTTTCGTTTCTTGACAAGCTGCGCGAACATGGACACCGTATGGTCGGCTTCAACAATATTGGCTTTGACTATCCTGTCGTTCATGATCTGTTGAGCGTACGCGAGAAGGCTGTCACGGTGAGCGGCAAAGCCGTGGCTGTGCGTGCCTACAAGAAAGCGATGGAACTCATCAACAGCGATGAGAAATTTGAGCACATCATCCGCACTGCCGACGAGCATGTGCCGCAGATTGATCTGTACAAAATCCATCACTTCGACAACAAAGCACGAGCCACTTCGTTGAAGATGCTTCAGTTTAATATGCGAAGCGACACCATCGAAGACTTGCCGTTCGAGGTGGGCACGCAGTTGTCTGACGAGCAGATCGACACGCTGCTGTCGTACAACAAACACGACGTTATTCGTACGCTTGATTTCTACAACGAGAGCAAGAGTGCGCTTAAGTTTCGTGAAGAGTTGACGCAGAAGTATGGGCGTAACTTCCTCAATCACAATGACACGAAGATCGGCAAAGACTACTTCATCATGCGCCTTGAAGAAGAGTTGCCGGGTAGCTGCTACAGCTACGACAACAAGGGTCGACGCAGCATTAATCAGACGAAGCGCAAAGTCATCAACGTCAAGGAATGTCTCTTTGACTATTACGACTTTCATCGCCCTGAGTTTCAGGCTGTGTTCGATTGGTTTGCAAAGCAAAAGATCAGCGAAACAAAAGGCGTCTTCTCTGAGATTGACGAGTCCGATCTCGGTGACGTAGCGCAATACGCGCAGCTTTACACGAAGCGCAAGAAGTTTCCACGAGTGCCATCATTCGAAGACATTGACGACTTCAAGCAACAACACCCGCTCGGATGGGTGGAGAAGGTGGAGTTGAAGGCGAAGAAGAAAGGCGAAGTGCAGCATAGCCACTGGATGTGTTGGAAAGAAGCTGACAACCTCAACGTCATCGTCGATGGTTTCCGTTTCGACTTTGGCACTGGTGGCATCCACGGCAGTTTGGAGAACACCATCGTCGAAGCTGACGATGACAACATCATCGTCGATGCTGACGTCTCATCGATGTATCCGAACATCGCCATTGCCAATCGCGTCTACCCGAAGCATCTGTCCGAGAAGTTCTGTGACATCTACGAGGACGTCTACAATCAGCGCAAGAGCTACGCTAAAGGCACGGCTGAGAATGCTATGTTGAAGCTTGCTCTGAATGGTGTGTATGGCGACAGCAACAATCAGTACAGCCCATTCTACGACCCGCAGTACACGATGAGCATCACCATCAACGGTCAGCTTAGCCTGTGCCTGCTGGCTGAGAAGTTGTTGAAGATTCGTGGACTGTCGCTGATTCAAGTCAATACCGATGGCGTCACCGTGAAGTTACCGCGTAAGTATCGTCGTTGGTATGACACTGCATGTAAGCACTGGCAGGAACAGGTTGGGTTGGAACTTGAATTTGTAGAATATTCGAAAATGTTCATAAAAAATGTGAACAACTATCTTGCAGTTTATCAATAATTGCATTACAACGGAAACATGACCCCTCTTCTTGTCTTAAAAGATCGCCCCTTGATATATTGCATTCTCAATACCAGTAATGGTAAAGTTTATGTTGGAAAAACAAAATGTATATATAGACGATGTCATCAGTATATCTATAATTTTGTAAATAAAAACTTAAAAGGCATCAATCGTTATCTTTTAAGCGCAATGAAACGAGATGGAATTGAAAATTTCAAAATGTTTCCATTGCAGTTTTGTTCAATAGATGAACTTCAATCTTTAGAGCTAGAATGGATGGATAGACTTCATTCTTGTGATCGCAATCGTGGATACAATTTGCGTCGAGATAGTTCGACAGGGGTAGTTACGCACGATCTTACCCGTAAAAAATACTCTGAACGACTAAAGCAAGAATGGGCAAGCGGCAAAAGAAGTAATCATTCCAATAAGATGAAAGAAAGTTGGAAAAAAAGAGACAAGACTTCTCAAAGTAAACTGCTTTCAGATATAAAAACAAAATACCAGTACCGAGTTACATGTTCGGAAGGCAAGTCCGTTGATGTTAATTATAAACAGCTTCGTGAATTAAAATTAGAATCTGCGCTATCTGCTTTCCATAGAAAAAAGACAGCATCAGTTAAGGTAAAGGGGTATCAAATTGACAGAATTGAAATTTAAGGTAAAGCGCAAGGGAATCTATCAATATGAAGGACTTGGGTGGCATCAAGACCAAGGGGGAATTGTCATTGCAAAAGCAGCAGAAGCGCATCTTTTAACAGGAGTCAGTCTTGAAGAATTTATTTGTAATCATGCGAATAAGTTCGACTTCATGATGCGAACGAAGGTGCCTCGCAGCAGTCGCCTTGTGTTGGTGCAGGAAGACGGCAGCGAGGTGCAGCAGCAGAACATCTGTCGCTACTACGCGAGCATCAACGGAGGCAAGCTCATCAAGATAATGCCTGCGCTAACACCGGACGGTGACGCTCGACGGATCGGCATCGACACAGACTATCTGTTGAAGACCTGCAACAACATGGAAGATTTTAGTAACGACATTGACTACAGCTACTATGTAGACGCAGCAAAGAAGTTGCTAATAAACAACACCGAGAACGAAGGTGTTGACCAAACCGAAGTGACATATCTATAATGTGTCCTTCACCACGAAGCTGCACCGTGGTCAATTGTGCGGCAACTCTGAAAGGAAATCATCATGGCGGAAACGCAAACTGTAAAGCTCAAGGCCGACGTAATGTGGGCACAACTCGACAAAGTTAATGAGATGTCGGGTAAGTATCAGGTGAACCTGTGCAACCTCTCTGACGCTGCTGTACTGGCGTTGGAAGAACTCGGCATTGCCGTGGCAGAGAAGGAAGGGCAGGGTCGATTCATCACCTGCAAGTCGGCAAACCCCATCAAGGCATTCGATGCTGACGGTGACGAGATCGTCGGCGTGAAGGTGGGCAATGGCAGCAAGGCAAAGGCTGTCATCAATCCTTACGAGTGGAAGTACAAGAACAAGAAGGGCGTGTCTCCGTCCCTTCGCAAGCTTGTCATCACTGAGTTGATTGAATACGGTGGCGGCAACAACGCCAACTTGGACGACGACGAAGTGTTGTAACTAATGAAGGCGCTCCTTGATGCCGATGTAATGGCTTTCAGGTCTGCCGCCGCTTGTAAAGAAGAAAGCGTCAGTGCTGCGCTGTTCACCGTGGACAGTATCGTCACTGACGCTTTGCTTTATTGCGATATCGATGATCGATATTACGACGAGTGGCAACTGTATCTGACAGGCAGTAACAACTTTCGTAAGGACATATCAACAACTGTCCCGTACAAAGGAAATCGTACAACGCCTAAGCCAGAACATCTTCCTGCTGTGCGCGATCATCTGGTCGCGAAATGGAATGCTGTCATTTCTGAAGGTCAAGAAGCTGACGATGCCATTGCCATTGAAGCAACAACGCTTGGTGACAAGTGCGTCATGATCAGCGTCGACAAAGACTTTCGACAAGTACCGGGACATCATTACAACTTCGTCAAGCGTGAGCATTTCTTTGTTACGCCAGAAGATGGAATGCGGTTTCTGTACATGCAGATATTGATGGGCGACGCAGCAGACAATGTACTCGGTGTTTACGGCATAGGCCCAAAGCGTGCCGAAGCCTTGTTGCAAGACTGCAACACTGAGCAAGAGATGTTTGACGCCTGTGTCAAAGCATTCGACAATGAAGCTCGCGTTATCGAAAACGCACAGCTTCTCTATCTACGAAGAAAGGAAAA